GTCCTCCTGCATTCTCAAAATTTAATAAGTTATAACGATTAGACCTAGCAGTTAGACTCCGTTTACCAAGTCCAGTGCCCCAATCATTCTCATATTCAAACTTAGATATTATATCTTGCTCTTTTCTTAAAATTTCTTCCTTTAAATCAGAATAATCTAACTTCGATATCTTCTCCCCTACAAAGTAATCCCAGTAAGGAGCGAAGGGTGTATAAGTCTCACACTTGAAGTTATAAATCTTCATCAGGTAATTGTTTGAATACTAAAAGTGGCTCGTTAACATCTTCCATTTCTGGATGAGGTTTATAGGCTCTCATTGCATCATTATAACTCTTTACTTGTGGTTTGTCAAAGTCTCTCAATGTAGAAGACATCATCTTCCACATAAAAGCAAAGGTCATACCAAAAATACCTATGAAAAATGTTAGGTATACAAATATTGTTACATCATTCATGTGTATTGCTGTGGTTTTTTATTCATGGGAACAACCTTAAAGGTCTCGAATTGAGACCCAAGATGTTTTTGCGCTATGTGACAGACATTCTCGAGGAATGCTGCTTTGTGTTTGGTCTTGTTGGAATACTTCTTAAGAGTAATCCACTCTCCTTTCATTAGTCCAAGAAGAGCAAACCTTTCTTGCTCCACGATAACCTCTGTCAACTACTTTTATATAGTTAAACAGATACTGTTGCGAGAGTTGTGCTTAAACTTACTGCACATAGGAATATCCATGGCACAGATTTAATTGGTATACGTTTCATTTTTTTAAAGTGCGTAAGCGATTGTTGGTGCTATTGCTACTGCTGCTACCACTGCACCAAAGAGTGATACGCTGATTAAGTAAGTTTTCATAGTAGTCCTGCTGCTCCTGCTGAAATTCCTACAGTAAGAAAAAAACCAAACTCGAGAAGGTCTCGAGGAAGGTTTGTGTTAAGTAATAGTAATGACAACTCTATCATGAGTATTTATACTTAAGTGCCCTGTGGGAGGTAGTTATATACTGGACTCATGACTCCGCCACCTCCATCGTCATCATCGTCATCGTCATTAAATGGCAAATCACCAAGCATCAAAAAACTAACAATGAATACCGTTATGACTGGCATAAACGGAAATAGTATAGTGTTGACCCAAGTATTGTAGTCTGCCTCTAATCCCATTAAACAAAACCTGGGATTATTTGTCCTGTTGTTAGGTATGCTCCTAATCCTGCAATGATACCTAGCATTGCTAGTCTACCATTAATCTTTTCAGCAACAACCTTTTCCTTTTCGATTGGTTTAGGTGTTGTCATTAGAAAATACCTGGAATGATATTGCCTGTTGTAGCATATGCGCCTACTGCTGCTACGAAACCGAGCATTGCTGCCCATCCATTAAATCTTTCTGCTTCTGGTGTCATTAGAATACTCCTGGTATAATTTGTCCTGTTGTTAGGTAAGCACCTAAACATGCAATGATTCCAATCATTGCCCATCTTCCGTTTTGTAATTCAGCGTTTTCGTTCATTGTTCTTAGATTATAGGGTTAGAATAGAGCGATAGTTAAGAGACCTTATCTCTTAAGCTATGCCTGGTATGATCCATCCGAAGACGGTGTAGTTAAATACAGCAGCAACTAAACCGATCATCGCAAGACGACCATTAGTTCTCTCTGCATTTTTCCAATATCCTTCATAGTTTTGTTCTACTTGGACTGGAGATTCAATACTGAAAATGTTTTGTCTTCCACCAGATTCAGTAGTTGTGTAACGTGAAAGGTTACGTGTTGATGAACTCATGTTAACTTATGTTAAGTATTGTTACATAATTATATAGCAAATATAAAGTTTCTGTCAAGCCCCCTAAGTGTGGGTGTCCTCACCTAATAAAAAAGACTCATATGCACTATAAATTTTACTTATTATCAAACTGTATCGTACATAACAAAGCTAAGTTTTATAAATACTGTCAAGGAAAATAGTGTTCTTTACTCATGAAAAAATTATTTTTAATCTTAGGTATCTTTACGTTAGGTGGGACTGCTGCCCGTGCCGATATCACACATAAGATGACATCTTCATTTCAGTTAACCACAAACGCAGCTGCAACACAGGTTGAGCGAATTGGATCTACATACACAGTCTCTGGATCTGGTGTGACCATGGATGTTGGTGGTGGTAACTCTGCTGATAATAATGTTGGTGGACTAGGTACACTCTCATCAGGCGTTGGTCAGGGATCTATTGCTACAGCGACCCAGACAAGTGCAGGGGGTGCATTCAGCTTTAGCCAGTCATTCATTGCTGGTGACGTAATTGAAACTACAGCACCAGCAGTTGGTGCAGTTAGTGACTACTCTAGTCAGGTATCTACTGGTGTAGGTAGTGGAACTGGTACAGGTACTGTAACATCAGCACATGCTGTAACAGCAGTTGGTGGTGGAAGTGGTACATCAAGTATAGGTCAGTTCGTAACTGAATTAAATATCAACTGATGAGTAATGAAAAGGATACTTGTCATGGTTGTGGGTGCATATGTCCTTGCGAATGCGAGGACTGCATCAGCTGTGCCTGTGGTCCCCAACTTTACACAGGGCAGCATGACTTCGGTGACAACCCAGCCGGTCACTACAAATGAGACCATAAATAGTATGGATTATGCCACAGGCTGGACGTATTCGGTCAGTGGCTCAGGTGTAGAGGTAGAAGTGGGTACAACTATATCACCTGACGTGACTTCAACACAAACTAATACCAATAATGGTGTGACTTCAACATGGACTGGACTAGATTTATCAACCGCAAACAAACCGAACTGGAAGCAATCCGAGGCAGGAGGGGCGTTCCAATTCACAGAGCATTACAGTGGACCAGGTCTTCAGACTCATACAATAATACAGAGAGAAACCACCGTCCAAAGCGTCACAGAATCAACCAGTATATTCTCAAACTGACTGCTATCACTGCACTTTCTACATGTGTGCCTGTGTATGCAACAGATGTGGGAGGTGTTTCTGCTACAGCAAATCCAGTTGCGAATAGTTCAGGCTCAGTGACCAACCAGGCAATACAGGTTTTACAAGGTCCTTATATTACTAATCAGTATGGTGATGGTATATCATGTCAGACTGCTACCGCCAATTTTACACCATACATCACCAGAACAGGAACATGGCAAGATCCTTACGAGGATATCTTCCTTGATCCAGTGTATAATAGTGCAGACAATGATGATGACAACATACCTGATAATCCAGGTGAAATTTTATACTACATCCCTACTCGCACAGGTCAGAAGTCTACTCAAAATATTAACTTAGGTTTTAGTGCAACGATATCAATACCATTAGATAAAGAAGCAAGAGATAAATGTATGGAAGCAGTTGCTTTACATAATGAATATCGTACACAACTCACTGCCAATAAACGCCTTGACTTTGAGATAGCCAGATTAAAAAATTGTGGAGAATTGAAAAAACAGGGTATAGTATTCCATCCTAAGTCACCATACTATAGTGTATGTGCTGACGTTATGTTAATCAACCCACCTGGTGTAGTAGGTGAGCACAATCATTCTATTTCTTCAAAGGAGGTAAACCTTTCGATTGGCGATACTGATTAGTTTTTATATCCATTCTCGTTAACTTCTTTGGTGTCTTACCTAACTTCTTCTGTACTGTAGTCCATATCTTTTTAATCACAGGTCGTATGACTCTGATCAGTAATGGTGTCGCGGCAGCTCCTGCTGTAGCAACCACTGCTAGTGCGGTCACCGTTGACACCTGATTTATAGGTGGTATATACTTCTCCACTGGTGAGGTAGGTTCGTACAATGTCACACAGGTAGTACCCTGTAGTTCATGACCTACAACCTTCTCATCACCTGACTGTGTTACATCACCCACTCTTAGTTGAGCAGGACCTGGACATGGTGTTTCTTCAGTGAGTTTACCTGTATCAGGTGTCTCTGGAGTAGGTGGATCTGGTGGTGGTTCTACCTTGGGTGGTGGTGTCTCTACATATATGTTTAAATCTTCTGGAGTATAGTCCATCGCATTATACGTTGGATAGTCTCCATCACAAAGAACCCTCGTCCCATTGGAGTCATCCTCCTTTAGGTTGGGGGTTTCTCTATTGTCTGCTGCGTCTGGATGATACTCGACACAACCAGGCAAGTCAACAACAGGAGAACCTATGTTTAATATGAATGGTACTGTCTGTGTTGCGGGTGGTAGTGAATATATCTGTGGTACTTCTATCCTAAAGACATTGACATCACCCACACCTACATTATTAATCTGTGGGATCGACATAAGTTCCTTGGTTCCTACGTATCTCTCTTAGTTCCTCGAAGTTCTTATTCTTTGTACCGCCATCGTATGCCCACGCATACCCTTCGTCTATCATTTTTTCGTTAAGGGACACAGTTGCATCCCCGATATAAAGCCACCCAAGAAGACGACCATATTTACCGACCCCACCATCAAGTTCAGTCCTAATAATAAGGTCATCGTCACCGTCAATAGCACCTTCGAGGTGGTCTTTAATCCATGCAGTCGCGTCCAGACCGAGTGCTTTTTCTTCAAGATTTCTTGTCCTCTTCTCAGGTGTGTCGACCCCTGCCACTCTCACTCTTTCTTTCTTGTAGAGATCGAACCCAAGGTCTATAGTAACATCTATTGTATCACCATCTACTACTTTGTCAATGCTGATCACTCGAAAGTTGTAACAACTCTTCCTGCTTGGTGGTGTCATCGCTCCCATGATTAAACTCCATTAATGCTTTATATATGTCATCTTCTATGCCCTCTGTCTTGACTTTGTTACGTTCGTACTGAACGTTCTGTCTCGCCCACGTCATGAGTGTTTGATAGTCCTGCCTGATGTCAGCATGAGCAGGAGGATCAGTGACGGGTGCTGTACACCCAACCATTATAAAAGGTATCAATAAGTATTTCATTCGCCTGGTGTATGGATTACAGGAACCACGTTCCTTAGTATATTATATAGATCTCTGTTCTCTGCTGTGGATACTGGATAGAACTCAGCATGAGGATCGAACCCATCGTATCTAGTTGCTTGGTTGATTACTATTGATCCATTCTCACCTGACACTGACCTATGAAATGTATTGCGTGGTATCACTAACGCACCACTGTGTCTATTGAGGTGTACTATATGGTATTGATTCTTCCAGTCTCTATTAACTAACTCAAAGGTTCTTTCACCCGATACTACACGATTACAATCATCTTGAAAGCTATGGATGTAGAACTGTTTACCTCCCACACAGTCTGGTGGAGGTGAGATAGCAGGCCCTGTGTGTACTACAAGGTCAGCAGCATTTGATTCTTCAACTGATATATCATAAAAAATAACATCCTGCGTTTCACGAAACACACGATGCTTCTTAAATTCAACTTCACTCATTCTATAGTAATTACTTTACTTGCATTATACTCGATTGTGGTGGCACTGTCAATCCTCTTACAAATCTTTGTCCTATGGGAGATACAACAAAACTAATCACAGTTAATGCACCTGCGATTGTCCACATCTTTTTCTCCATTGTACGAAGACGTTGATCGACTAAACGAATATCCCTCTCACATCCTTTCTTTATTTCATCGGTTGCACGATCCATGTCTTTGTGCAATCCATCTATTTTTTCAAATAATACTGCATCAATACGGTCTTGTTTGTCTAACTTCTCATTATGAACCGCAAGAAGTTCTCCCATTTTGACAGAGTTCTCCTGCAGAGACTGAACAACTTTTTCTAATCTCTCTAATATTGCTGCATTTACGTTGTTATTATCGTCCACAACTAAGTATTTTTACTCCAATTTATTTATGCCATCCACATTTTTCTTGAACCTCTACCACCATAAGCGTATGTTTTTTTCTTACGGTTTTTCGCTCCACTACCTCTTTTATTCTTTTTCTTTACAGGGGGATCGTCACCTGCCTCAACTGTACCTGCAATCTTACCACCACTTAGAGAGTTAGCGATTGCCTCTTCATAGAAGTCATAGAAGGATTTCATTCTCCTCCACCTCCTCCATTACCACCGCCACCGTTGCCACCACCGTTGCCACCGCCATTTCCACCACCGTTGCCATTTCCACCACCGTTTCCATTACCACCATTACCATTACCATTACCATTACCGTTTCCATTACCATTACCATTTTTTTTGCTATCATCTGAATCTTTTTCCTGTTCAAGATACCCTCTTCTACCTACAAAATATCCTCTCGGAATTTTTTTGCATTTCTTATCCGTAAAACAATAATATTGTCCGTCTGGACATTTTTTAGAGGATCCCTCGTCTATGAATGTATTCAGAGATTTCATAAGATGAGACAAAACTAGTCTATTCTTAGATATTTATAGATTTAAAACACATAAAAAAAGAGACTCCCGAAGGAATCTCTTTGAGTATATGTAATATCTTATTACATAAGGTTTGTAACTGTAACTCTCTGATAGTATCTGTTACTATTTGCTTTAATTCTACCGAAACCTTCAGTAGTTCCTTCAGCGAATGGGTTTGCAACCATTCCGTAACGAGTCTTAAAGCCAATTTTTGGTTGGAATGTATCCTGACCAACTGCTCTAACCATTTGTAGAGGTACATATGGGCAGTAGAATAATCCTGCGTCATATGGTGATGAACCTTTGTATCCAACAACATAGTACTGTTTGATAGCACTGTTTGCAGAATATGGGTCAATGTACACTCTATACTTACCTTGAAGAACACCAGCAAATGTGTTACCAGCATCATCAACTTGTAAGTTTGCATTAAGTGCAGGTGTGTAATCTAATACACCAGCCATTGTTAATGCAGAAGCAACGTCTGCGGAACATAGGATCATGTTACCCTTTCCACGACGAGTTCTTTGTGCGATGCTGTTTGCATCTCTCTCGATCTGGAATAGAAGTCCTTTGAACTTCTCAACTGACCATCTTCCGTTTGAGTCAACGTCTAAATCGAATACACCCGCGTTAGCAACGTTAGCCTGTGCACCAGGTTTTGCACCTCTGTATACAGTTCTAACAACTTCTCTGTTGATTTCAGCAAGGATCTCTGTTGAGAGAATGTTTGCCAACTCAGACTCTGCATCTAATCCGTGGATAGCTTTCAAGTCTTGAGCAAGTTCAACTGAGTAGTCTGCTCTTAGTGCTCTACCTTTAGCTTCAACAGCGATCTTGTCGATGCTGAATGCCATTTCCATGAATGCAGTTCCTGCTGCATCTCCTAGTGCTTCTTGCTCAGATGTTGTGAACTTAGAAGATGCTAGGTCATAGTTTGTAGCAGTTGTACCGCCACCAGTTGCATCGTTGATAAGTGCAGGGTTCTTCTCTGTAGTTGCTGTTGGAGGTGTTGCTCCGTCAGTTCCTGAGAATTGTGCATCTGGCTCATCGAAGAATGCTTCGTTTCCAGACTGGTTAGTATATCTGGATCTCATTGCAAAGATCAATCCAGTAGGTCCTGTCATAGGTTGAACACCTGCGATGTCATAAGCAATAAGCTTAGGCATAGCACGACGAATCAAACTAATAAGGATTGGATCGAAACCTGCAACTGCACCACTACTAGTAGTAGGTGTGTTGATAGGACCAACGTTTGTTGGTGCCTCTGTTAGAACTGCACGCTCTTCAGCTAGTGCACGCTCTTGGTTTTCCAAAAGGATTGCGGTTACCGACTTTCTATAAGGATCTTTAATGTCATTAAGACCTTCATGGTTAAGTACTGGTGCCCACTTCTCTTGGAGATTTTCTGCATTATACATGCGGATTTACACTCCTGTGTGTTTGTTTGGGTTTACAGTAAGTTACAGTCTCTTAGCGAGTTGCTGAACATAAGAAGTCATGCTCTCGCTTACGACTTCACTTGGTGTAGCTGGTTGCTCATCGGAAATCTCTTCTTTCACTTCTGGTTTCTTAGCACCGAAGTAAGACTCCTTAATTTGCTCCAACTTCTCACGATACGACTCCTCAGTCTTGAATTCAACTGCTTCAGCAAGGCCACTGAACTTATCCTTTTGAACTTCTGCAAGTCCTCTTGATAGTTCATTCAAAATCTCATTTTTACGATAGGATGCTACAGCCTCGTGTAGTTCTAGATTCTTCTCAACTTGAGTGTTAAGTCGGGTCTCCATGTCATCTAATTTCTCGCTCATATCTGCTACAATATCCAAACTTTCAGTTGGGACATTGATGTTGCTTTCAATGAACAATTTCTTTAATCCACCCATGAATGCTTCGGTGACTTCAGCTTTGAGTCCTGCTTCAATAGCAAGCTCATTCTCAGTCATCCACTCTTCACAAGCATATGAGAGGAAATTCTCTATACGACCAGAGAACTCTTCCTTTACGGCTTCAAGTTCTTCACTGATCCTGCTTTCTGCAGTTTCCTTTAGTTTAGCAACTTCCTTTGATACCTTTGCAGATACTGCAGCCTCAAAGACTGTTGTTGCTTTCTTCTGGAATTCTTCGTCTAAGTCAGCACCGCTTAGAATAGCTGCGATGTCTTCTGAGACTTCTTCTTCGGTGAGTGCTTCACCTTCTGTTTCTACATCATCGAAGATCTTACCACTTAATGCACCAGGCATACTGGATGACGCACCACTTGGTTTAGTCTTGATTGTAGAATCTCCTGTTGTTGCTACTGGAGCAGCAGCCTTAGCACCTACGTTATCAGGTCCTTCGGGTTTCTCTTTTGTTGATCCACCTACTTCTGTTGCACTGTTTGACAGTGGAGAAGGTTGTGGGGGAA